GTCTAATAGTTCTTGTGACATTTAAGTCTCCTTATTTAATTATAACCCTGCCAGGCGCTTGAGGTCAATCACATTACTACGATCTTCCTGTTGACCACTTGGAACAGATTTATCCCCAGTTGCTACTGAAACGTTTTCTGTAATCACTTTTTTAGCTTTTACAGAGCGGTCTTCCAATACTGCTGGCAGATACTTTTCGAATGCGTTTTTCAAACGGGTTGTCTGTACGCTTTCAAGCAAATTACGCATAACATCTTGCTTCTCTCGGTTGAGAGGTGCAAGCAACATTTCCATGGTGCTTTCGCGCTCATTGGATTCTTTAATTATACGTATTTCACGTTCTTTTGACTCCACAACAACTTTGGCTCGTTGTGCGAGTCGGATGGCTTCCGCCAATTGCTTGTCACGGCGTGACAATGCACTATACAACTTGCGAACTTCTGCTTTCTCATTGAGATGAGTAGCACCAAATTCACTTGCGTATGCTTCAAAGATACGACGACCAAAATTGTTCTCGCGAGCAATTCGGATGTCTTCTTGCAATTGTGAAAGTTCTGTCTTTAGATGACGGCTCACAGCCTGACTCATTTTCTCGGCACTTTCTTTTACGAAACGTACTTTGAGTGTTTCAAGTTTGTTGCGAGCTTCACGGACCAAGCGGACTTTTGTTTCCACTACATCACGTTTGTCTGCGGCAAATTCTTGAATTTCACGAGCCAATGCATGCACCATAAAGTTCTCGAGTTTAGCGAGTCCTTCTGTGTGCATCTTACGGTCTTTGCGCAATTCGCCAATTTCTTCTGCAAGTTTTGTCACCAAGAAGCCGTTAAACTTCTGTGCTGACTCTTTGATCTTGTGTTGGAACTTGACACGGTCCTCAGCCAAGTTGCGCTTCTCAGCGGCTACTTGGGCGATTTCTGCGGCCAGACCTTCTGTTACCATTTTATCCAAAGCTTCTACCATCACTGTCTTGTCATGCTCATAGCGTTGTGCGAACTCTTCACGTAGTTCTGCACGAGCCTGTTCACGAGCCTCAGTCAACTTGGCTTCCCAAGCTTCTGTGATCTCTTTACGAGTTTCCTCGGTGATTAGGTCGCTATCTAGCAATGGTTTGATTGCATCTAACATTAGTAGATTCTCCTTAGATCTTGAGTTCTCTGATGAGTTTTACAACTTCATTCTTGAGATACTTCTGCACTTTGTTGTCTTCGCCCGCTTCCTTGGCTACCTCTAACAGTCTATGACCGTACTTCATGTTCATGAGACTTTCATATATTGCTTTAGGGTATGCATTGGGTGCGCTGGGTTGAGCAACCACATCTATAGTGACTATTTCAAAGTCACTTACATGTCCTGTTCTGTCGTCAACGTTGCCGCTGCCACGACTTGAAACTCCAAGTTTTATACCTGACGTTAATAGTGTCTTGATCAACTCACCCATTGGGGTTGGCAAAATCTTCAACTTTCCACATCCGGTATCACCTTCCATCCACATACCTTCAACTGAGTGACACACACGGTCTAGATTAATTTTCAAATCATCCGGATGATCCACTTCACCTAACACCGAGTTACCACTTTTGATTTGCTCATTAATTGTGTTGACTGCTTTGCTGATTTCATGCATGGGGTAGATGCGGTCATTTGCATTGCGCTTGTTGCCTTCAATACAGATGCCTTTCAAATAGAGATTTTTACCGTGACCATCCGGTCCAGATTCTTCTAGAACCTGGATGTTGGCCTGATTAAAGGTAAGTTGTTCTCTTAGTGTTTTCATCGATCAACTGCGAGCAACTGGGCTCTTTGTGTTAACACCTGTGGCTTGTGCCAAGTGTGGCTTGGTAGCAGGCTTGGGTTGTTGACCTTTGGACTGAGCAGGTGTGTTACCCACTTGGCCGATCAAGTCCTTGGTTTGATTGCTGTAAGCGCCGGCTGCATCATGCTTGCCACCACCTTCACCACCTGTGTGAACTGGCTTGACTGTGCTGCCAATTGGGCCTTTTGCACCTGAGTTTGCACTCACTGTGGAACGCTTGTTGACGCCACCTTCTTCAGATGTAACTGGTTTTGGGGCAGCCTTCAATGAAATTGCTTCCATCATTTCGTCTGTGTCGTCCATTTCAATTGCGTCGCCGCCTTCTTCTGGACCAAAACCGTCGCCGTTGCCCATGTCGTCACCGCCCATTAGGTCTTCAAATTCGGCCATCAACTGGTCCAATTTGTCTTCTAAGTTAAGGATGTCGTCTTTAGATGCTGGCTCGCCACCACCTTCGTCATGCATGTCTTCGATGTCATGAGTAAGATCATCGCCGGCTTCTTCAGCGCCGTCATCAAACTCAGCGTCTGATTCTTCGCCTTCCATGCTCATGTCTTGCTCTTCATCGGCTTCGATGTTGTCGATCAAGTCATCACTGGCGTCGCCGCCCATGGCGTCTTCATCAAGATCTTCTTCTTCGGACTCGTCAAGTTCTTCCTCAGCAGACTCATCAAGGTCTTCTTCGGCTTCTTCTTGCATCAAGTTCTCGTAAATCTCACGGCTCTTGGCCACAACGATGTCATGGAAAAGTTCGCGAGCTTTGGCGTCTTCATCATTGATCACGTATTCGATCAATTGTTCAAATCTGTTCATAAGGAAACTCCTATAGGTTAAAGTGTAATGTTATTTACACACTAGGAGAAAAACTAGCGGTTTATGGGGCCAAAAAGGCCATAAACTACATCGCCGGTGCTTCGGGAGCAGGTGCATACTGCTGACGCACCAATTTGAGTTTTTCCTTGTATTCAACTGTGCGCACATCATTCATCCGGCGCAGTTTGTTCAACTGGCGTAGAGTTAGATGCGTTTTACGCAGATCGCCCAGTTGTGTTTGGCTGTTGTCTTGTGCTAGATCTTGATAGGCTTCAGGATCTTTGTGCCAAAATTCATGTAGTATCATGTGAATATTTATGCTGCCGGGGCGCCAGCACCACCCACGCCTCCGGGTACCACAGGACCTGCTGGTGCTGACCCAACTTCAGGTGTGCCCACACCTGCTGGTTCCATCTGACCAATTTCTTCACCAGTTTCAATATCTGTTTGCATAGCACCTGGGTTAATGCCCACAGCACGTAGATCGCTACCGGCAACTTTGAGTTCGGGATCTTCTCGCTCTTCGCGCCACATATCTTCGTTTTCTTTAATTTCGCCTTCAGTCAGGCCCAAGAAGCGTTCAAGTAAAAAGCGTTTTGACATGTAAGGCAAGGGTTCTAGTTGCATAAACGCCTGTATACGTGTGTTATCCAGTTCGCTTTGACGGTAACTGGCAAAGTTTTGAGGTGCATTAAAGCCCAAAGAGAACAGGCCCGAGTCTATGTTAAACCCACGCCACTTCAAGAACATCTTGAATTCGTCGTCAAGTTTTTGAGCAATCAAGGCCTGCAAACGTTCACAATACTGGTTGAATCTGTACTCTTGTATCAGTGCTGTGCCTACTTTTCCGTCGCTCAAAGCACGGTCTGAGTCGTCAGGACCAGTGGGCAAGTAACTTGATGGCACACGCAAACCACGTGCCATTTTGTTGTTAAAGTATTTTAAGTCGTCGATTTCGCCTAGGTTTGCACCGCCTTGCAGTACATCTACACTAGAACCACGTCCGTCCTGCCCTTGTGGGAAAAAGTAATCTTCGTTAATGCTGAGTGGATTGTAACTTGAATCCATCATGTTTTGTCCGCCACCGGTCATGGTAGGGATTCTGCGTTGATGCATTTCGTTCTTGACACGTTCTACAAACTGCATGGCCAAGTGGCTAGGCATGTTGCCCACGTCAATTTTGAACACTCTTCGTTCAGGCGCACGGCTCACACGATAGATAAGAATAGCGTCTTCCAGCAGTTCTTTTTGCTTGTAAACCTTGTAAATTTGTTCTAGTATACTGCGTCCAAACGGCCAGAACACATCCAGGCCTTCGTTCAGGCTGCAATGCACCACATGCTTGGCATCAATTGTGGCCTCATTCATGGCCTGCATGAATCTGCTGTTGCCCACACCCCCACCGGCACCGCCGTTGGGCATGGTGTAGTTTGAACTACCTGAAATAGTGCCTGTCACAGGATTGGTCATGTAGTCTGTAGTAGTTTTGGCTGCCACAGTCATGTTTTGGAAATTGGGATTGATATCACGAATAACGTACTGTTCAGGGCGTTTGCCTTCTGATTCGTTCACAATAATACGCATGACCTTGCTCATGTCCACCCAGTACATTTCAAATGTTTCTGGATCACGCACAAACACCTGATCACCGTACTTGATGGTGTTGCGGAACAGTTTGAAGATGCGCTGGTCTAGTTTGTTGAGTTTGACCCACTGTTGCATCTGCTTCTTGATAATTTCAATTTCGTGATCAGTGGGCTTGTCGTTGTACTTGACATCAAACGGTGTGCCGTTGGTTTCAGATAGTTGTGTGGAAAACTCAGCAATGATGTCCAGGCAAGCATTGACTTCCGAGTCCATGTCCATGTTTTCATACTGATTGTAGCGTTCCACACGGTTGGGGTGGCCTGAGTATACTTCGGGCAGTCTGCTGGCATAATTGCGAAACACAAAGTCTGCTTGTGCTGAACCACTGTTGCCGTCGTTACGGGGGTAGTTTGGTAAACCAAATTGGTTTGATCCTGAAATAGGACTTTGTACTCCAGAATTGTCTGCAACCTTGAAATACTTGCGCCACGAACCTTGTTGTTTATCTGCCATAGTAGTTTATTTACCGTGATCAAGTTTGCATACGCAACATCTTGTTGGAGATGTCGTTGTTGTCTTTTTGTGCTCGTAATAGGTCATCCAGTTTGACTACTGACTGTGCTAACAATCCGTTCATGGCATTGAATGCACCCATGATGTCGTTGTTTGATGTCACTGACGCTGGACCAGTAATTATTTCTGGCTTACCGTTTTCCCCAGCAATACCCAGTTGACCTGCAGGTACATTGCCACCATCTTCAAATGCCGGAATCTCCACGTGGAAGTGTCCTTTGCCCACAGCATTGGCACTGGGGTTGCGGTACTCGTCTATGGCCAGACTGGCACCCATGCTTTTGAGCCAGTTGGTAATTTGTTTTCCGTCCTCTACGCTAGGTTCCCGGACCGTGGTAAAGTCAGCGGCCAAGCCCTGTGTGTGTTTGCTAGACGGTGCTTTTTCTTGATGGAATCGATCATTGAATGCTGAGAAATAACCAAACCCAGGAACGCCGCCTTGTATAGCCTTGGCCATTTCGATCAGTTTGGGACTGATGCCTGCACCACCGGCCTGCACATCACCTGACTTGACATTCAGGCCCATTTTTGCTAAATCTGATTGTGATGTTGCTTGCATGCCTTGACCGCCACCCATGCCCATTATGTTGCTGGCCTTGGGCATTTGCAGTCCACCCCCACCCCCACCAAACATGCCCATCATACCCGAGAACATGCTGCCTATAGTTGATTTGGCATCTTTGGGATCATTGTCTTCCACTTGTTCAATTACGTCTTTCATGAAACCACCATAGGTATCAAAGTAATGTTTCTGCAGGTCACTAAATTGTTTCTGACGCATGGTGTCCACATCAAGTGTTTTTTCTTGTGTTTTTACGTCCTTGTACATGTCGTTAATGGCTCGGGAGAAATCGCCACCCACGGCAGCACCTGTACTGAGTCGATTGTTGGGTACAATATCTCCTGATGCTTTGGGCACAAAGATTTCAGGTCCTTCTTCACCTACCACATAAGGAGTGTCTTTGCCGACTGGGCCACCTGCGGCTCGGGCACCAACGGCATCCATGGCAGCACCGCTGCCAAAATAACCAATACCGCCACCAATAAGAGCACCTAGTGCTGTAAGAATCGGTATTGATAGTGCCCCGGTACCACCGGTAGCCAGCGTAAGCGCACTACCGGCCTCAAATCCCAGTGTGCCACCTTTGACGGCTCCTGCTCCTGCTGCCGCCACTTGAACACCTGTGGCTGCCGCACTCTGGTCGGGATTTAATTTTTTCAAGAATGCACCCAGTGCTTCAATGGCCTCCATTATTCTCTCAACAAATTTTATCAAGGAATCGGCAGCCTTCATTGATGCGTCTTGCATGCTCTGGGACATGCTGATTGCTCTATCTGCATTGGCCAGCATGCCACGCTCCAGAGTTTCGTTGGCTTTTATCTGTGACTCAACAAACGCAGACATCTTGGCGGTCAACGGATCTACGCCGGCCACTTGTCTCTTTTGATCTTCATCAATTTTTAGTCGGGCTTTTTCCAGGCCGTCACCCATGGTCATGGCTTTCAAGGCCAGATCACCAGCAAAATTGCCATACAAAGCATCATATTGACCCAGCATGGCAGATGATCTCATGGCATCTGCTGTTTCGCCATGTGCCCGGCCTATCATCTGCGCCGCTCCGGCTGATTTCATTAGACCTGCTGACAACTGGTCAGACGCTTCTAAACTTTTACCATTGCTGACTCTGTATTCTTGTATGGCTGCTTCTGTGCCCAGCATGCCCACGCTTAGGTCAGCAAAACCCTGGGCGGCTTTTTTGTTTTGACTTCTCATCATGAGATAAGTGTCTTCAAGTTCCTTGGCCTCAGCGTGTTTATTCTGCGATCTTAACTCTTCTAATTTGGCAGCGAAACGTTCCTGAGCGCGAATTTCTTCACGAGCATCCTCTTGCTCTTTGCGACTCAAACCTGTCAATTTTGTTAGTGCGTCTTGCTCAAGCATGTATCGCTTGGTACTTTCGGCAAGTTCTTGAGTTGTTTTGTTTTGTGTCTGACCAACTCTACTTTGCAGTTTGATAAAGCCGGCCATGCTTGAGTTGATCTCTTGGGTGGTCATGCCCAGGTTAAAGAATCCAATTCTGCTGGAGTCAAGTTCTTTGCCTAGATCTGCAAATCGTTTTCTACCATCGCCAACTGACCCTGCAAACAACGCAAAGTCCTTGGAGTTCTCGGCCACCAACTGAACAAAACTGTCCAGTTCGCCCATGCTAAGTCCCAGTTTCTTGGCATCTTCAAACAGGCCGTTCATGCCGTCACTGGCAGCGCCTCCGGCCTTGTACATGCCCTGGTAACCCTTGTGCAGTTTGTCCACCATTTCAAGAGTCATTTGGTTAAACTTGATCATGGCCACAACACCCAAGGTCAAGGCCGCAACAAAGGCTTTGACTATGATACCGCCTGGTATCATCAAGGCCAAGGCTGCACCCGCTGCCGTGGCTGCCTGGGCCAATTCACCCAGTGCGTCGTTCATGGCAGCGGCACCTTTTTTGCCTTCGGCCATGGCCTTGGCGCCGGCTATCAGTGCTGAACCTAGACTTGTGAGTGCATTGCTGGCCTGTGTAACACCTGCTGTGAAATTGTTGATGCCGTATTTGGCCTTCATGTCAGCATCTTTTCTCTGATCAGCAGTTTCTCTGGTCATTTGTCCATATGCGGC